CACCAATGCCTATCAGGGCGGTGATGGTGTAAACCTCTTCACAGCGTCAGGCGATGGCGTAACTGGTGGTGACGGTCACCCGCTCGTTTCCGGTGGCAAGAACTCCAACCGTCCAACGACTGCTGTTGACCTCAACGAGACTTCTCTTGAGGCTGCTATAATTCAGATTGGCAAATGGACGGATGAGCGTGGTCTATTGATCGCTGCTCGCGCCCAGACGCTTGTCATCCCGCCTGATCTACAGTTTGTGGCGACACGGGTGATGAAATCTGATCTTCGTCCCGGTACTGCGGACAACGATATCAACGCGATGCGTTCGATGGGTGTTGTTCCGAACGGTACGGTTGTGAATCACTATCTGACGGATACGGATGCGTGGTTCCTGCTGACCGATGTGCCGGACGGCATGAAGCACTTCAATCGTGTGGCACTGGAAACGAGCATGGACGGTGACTTTGATACCGGGAATGTTCGCTACAAGGCTCGCGAGCGGTACAGCTTCGGTGTTTCCGATCCTCTTGGGATCTGGGGTTCGCCCGGAGCGTAGTATGGGTGGGGGAGGGAGTAATCTTTTGTGAAGCTGAAGTCTCGCCGACTCCCCAGTTTCGTGATTGATTGCTTTCTCCCCTCCCATTTTTTCCTGACGGTCGAGTAATCGGCAGACACTAGCCAAGACAGGAGAAGATCATGGCTAACACAACTTTTTCGGGATCAGTTCGCTCAGAGGGCGGATTTGAGCAAGTCACCAAGAGTGCAACTACTGGTGCGTTTACTACCAATTTCGATGTTGACTCGGACGGTGCTATTTCCACTAGCGGTACGCTGACAGCAAGACGCCCGATCATCACGACTTGGGAAGCTTCTGGAGCGATCACTTCTGCTTTGACCATCGCACAGTCAGGTTCCGTTGTTTTGATTCATGGAACGCTAGACAATGTGATTAACATCCCAGCGTCTTCGGGTGCTAACACAGGTGCATATTTTGACTTTTTGGTCACTACTGCTGTGGGCGGAGGCAAGACGACAACGGTTGCCATTCCAGCAGCTACAGGCAGTGCGTTCAACGCACAACTAAGCCTAACGGGAGGGACGGCAGCTAATGCTGTAATTGATGTAGCTGGCGATACCTTTACCTTTGTTGCAGGAACCGTAGTTGGTTCCACTTGTCGCATTACTTGCGTGTCTGACAATGGCACTGGCCAAGTTTGGATGACGGTTGGTTCTGGATCACCCATTTCTACTGTCGCCTAGTGATCCAAGTGGTATATTAGAATGAGATAGGCCGCCCATCTAAACGGGTGGGCGGCTTTTATCTCCTATTGCAAGCGGGGCAGGAGTCCTGTCCTTGCGGGGAGAATTAGATGGCTGACGCAGTAACGTCCCAAACGATCCAAGACGGCGACCGCATTGCCGTTATGAAGTTCACCAACATCTCCGATGGTTCTGGTGAGGCCGCAGTTAAGAAGGTCGATGTATCTGCCCTCCAAGCCGAATCCGGCACCGGAAAAGCCTGCGCTGGCGTAACAATCCAGCAGATGTGGTATGACTGCTCTGGCATGACCGTAGACATTCTTTGGGATGCCAGCACGGACGCTCTCTGTTGGACGCTCAGTGGGTACGGCTTCTACGATTTCCGACAGGCTGGGCCACTCACGAATAATGCATCTAGCCCAACCGGGGATGTCATGTTCACTACTACGGGCCATGCAAGCGGTGATCGTTACACTGTGATGTTGGCCGTGAGGAAGAGTTACTAATGGCTGATCCAAAGGATTCCGACGCGAAAGCTTCTGAGTATAACGAGGCTATTCGCAAAAAGGCTGAGGCTGATCATAGTTGGGGCTATTACAGTAAGCTTGTTAAAAATTATCCTGACCACAAAGAAGAGATCGGGCGTACTAGTCATATCGCTAAAGAGTACCCTGACTGGACTAGGCGTCCTAAAAATGCCTTTTGAGAGCGAAAAACAGAGAAGGTATCTCTGGGCTAAGGAGCCAGAGGTGGCCCGTAAGTTTGCTGATGAGGCTAGGTCATCTGAAGGTATGCTAAAGAAGGCTATCGCGAAAAACACAAAGCTTGCCGATTATTCCCATATGAGGGCGGGCGGTATGGTCAGGAACGGATCTTTGACGCCTAAGTGCAAGGGCGTGGGCGTAGTCGAGAACTTTCAGGATCAGATATATAGAAAATCTGAGGGGTCGTAATGGCTACATCTGGGACCACTACATTCAATCTTGAGATTTCAGAGGTCATCGAAGAGGCATTTGAGAGATGTGGCCTTCAGTCTAAGACAGGCTACGATATCGAAACGGCTCGTAGGTCTCTCAATCTCTTGAGCCTTGAGTGGGTGAATCGTGGACTCAACTTCTGGACCGTCGAGCAGGGCACCAAAACCCTGACGGCAGGCACCTCCACGGTCACGATGGATTCCGATACTGTTGATCTGATTCAGTATTGGATTCGTGATGGATCTGGTACGTCGCAAAGCGACCTTCCTATCTCGCGGTTCAGTGTATCTCAGTATTCTTCTATTCCGAATAAGCTCACCGAAGGGCGTCCCGTAAACTTGTACATCGACAAGCAACGCGATGCTCCGGTTGTGTATTTTTGGCCTACACCCGATAAAGCCTACACATTTGTTTATCAGCAAATACGGCGTATTGAGGATACGGGTGTCGTGGGATCTACTGATCCAGATGTGCCCGCCCGCTTCCTTCCGGCATTGGTATCTGGCCTAGCCTATATGATATCGCAAAAATATCCCGAAGCGTTCGTGCGCTCCCCAGAACTTAAAGCCGAATACGAATTCCAGTGGCAATTGGCGGAACAGGAAGATCGTGATCGCGCTTCGGTGCATTTTGTGCCCGGAGGCTATTCCTGATGGCTAAGTTTGCTAATGGGAAGTATGCATTCGGGTTTTGTGACCGCACAGGATTTCGATATAAGATCAAAGATTTGGTGCCACAGGTCAGGGCTGGCCGGATGACAGGCTTGATGGTTGGCAGGGATATGCTGGATAAAGACCAGCCACAGAACTTTTTGGGCAGGCTTGGTGACTATGTTGACCCACAGGCATTGAAAAACCCACGCCCTGATCTGTCACAAGATACCAGCAGGAAATTGTTTGCGTTCGATCCCGTAGGAAACGGCAACGCAAATGGATCGGGCGACATCGTGGCACATGGACAAGTCGGGACCGTGACGGTGACCACATGACCTATGCTGAACTGACTGCCGCGATCAAGGATTATTGCGACAACACTGAAACGAATTTCGTGGCTGCGATCCCCACGTTCATCAAGCAGGCTGAACAGCGCATCTATCGCTCAGTCAACCTGCCCGTGAATCGAAAAAACGTCGCTGGCACAATCACTGACGGCAACCAATACCTGTCGATGCCCACGGACTTTATGTTTCCGTTGTCGCTATCCCTGACAAGCTCCAGTAATCAAATCTTTCTATTGAACAAAGACGCGAATTTCATCAGATCGACGTATCCCAACGTGTCTACAGAAGGTGTTCCCAAGTACTACGGTGTTTTTGACAGTGACACATTTATCATTGGTCCCACACCTAATGCTGATTTCGTCACGGAACTCCATTATTACTACCAGCCAGCCTCAATTGTTGACACGAGTCCCTCGTGGCTGGGCACTAACGCGGACACCGTCTTGCTTTATGGTTCTCTCGTGGAGGCGTACACCTACATGAAAGGTGACGCGGACATGATGCAGTTGTATCAGCAGCGATATCAGGAAGCACTAGATCTTCTGAAGATGCAGGCAGAAGGCCGCATGACTGTCGATGAGTACAGGAACGGCACGATCAGGATGGCTGTTAACTGATGTTTACCGGGGAAGTGGGCAACGTCATAGTCACCACGACTAACGACACCACCCTTGGGCCGGATCATTGGGCAACACGGGCATCCGATCAGATTGTGTCCGTAGGCAAGGGCGCACATCCGCTGATAGCGGAGCAGGCGGCAGAGTTTAAGGAGTTCATTTACAAAGCCGTGAAGTATTATATGTACGAAGCAATCAAGGAAGATCGTTCTAGAATCGTTACCTTACTGCGTTCAGCAGACCATAACGATCTG